TTGATCTTATCCATAAACATAATGGAAAAAGATATATCGGGGATTGCTGACTTAACATTTGATCCTGTTGCAATATTAGAGTCCTCATTCATCGTAACCCACATATATGGGAAAGTCATTTGTCTTGATGTTCCAATATCGTATGGTTCACCAAATCCAAAATCTTTTAGGAAATAGTGATTTTCTTGGAAATCTTGGAACCAATCAATTATTTGATTTAATGATATTATACTTGTTGTAGGCATTACAAACTATTTTTGTCTTTTATGTCTTCCTTGTTCTTAAAGTAACTCAACCAATTCAAACAAGAAATGTAATTTTTTTCATATATTTTTTCTTCAGGTTCTCTCATCTTTTCCATTAGGGTATAAACAAAATCTAACCATTTATACCGATCATCTAGTTTCTTCTCTTTTAACTTTTTTGTAAATCTTCCTTCAGGGTCGTTGACTGGTTTTTGAGTTTTGTAGAGTCCTTCATATTGTTTGTAGATGTATTCCTTCCAGTTGAAAAAAAAAGAAAGAGGTGGTAAATATTGGATATTGGAACATCCAAGAATAACTCTTTTCTTCTTAACATATCTGTCGTGAACTTCTCGTAGTTTCCGTTCTCATCTTTCTTTCTTAAGAACAAACACAATAGATCAGCCATAATTTTATTCACATCATTCTGTGCTCCCTCCATTAAGGTCTCAATCGTGATTACCTCACCTGTTGTATATTTATTAAACTCTGTGTATAAATAATATTTATCACCATCCAATTCCAAATAATCCACTTCTGTCTTTGGAATTTCTTTTGTTATGAACTTAAGTTTGTTAGATAATTCCTTGAAGTCATCAATATCCATCTGTAGTAATACAGCTGTTTCAATACCTGCTAATGCTGATATAATATTCACAGCCCCAAGTAAATCATTATTGTTGGGGTTCTTTGTCTTATACAACTCCGCAAATTGTTTTACTGTTACTTCATCCCAACTTTCAGGAAAATTGTAGATGGCTTCATAACCATCCATATTTATTTTTACTTCAATCATAATTTCTTTCTTTTAATAAATATATCGCTATAGCAAATGTTTTCAACCCTAAAGAAAATTGACTCTTGGGACAGCAATGTTTTCTTTTCTTGCTCCTAACTTAGACATCGCTATGTATCTTAAAGCATCACAGGCATGGTTATGTGCATCAATGGGGGTCTTCTCGTATCCACCATCTCTATTCTTCTTCCACATATACTTTGAAAACTCATCTAATAAGTTCCTTGATCTTCTTGTTACGAACATATGTTTCTGTTGGAGGATCTGAATACCATAATTCACACTATCCCTACCTTTCTCTACTGATCTTGCATTATGTCCCATTCTCTTTAACTCTTGAATGGATTTGGGTTCAGCTGAATCACAATAGATCTCACCTGTAACTTCATTTGATTTCAATAGGTTGGATAGTTCTGAGTTTAAAAGTCCCGTCTGATAAACGATCTCATCCACAATGATATCTTCGTTCCACTTATATAATCCAACTACAGCACAAGGATCGTTTGAGTATCCAAAGTCAATTCCCCATCCAAGTAATCTAGCATCTTCAGGGATCTTATCTATGATCTCAAAGTCAGTAAAGATCGTTCCTTCAATCTGTCCTATCTCTCCATCAAGATATACTCTACACCAGTTCTCCCAATACGATGAGGTCTTGGCTTTTTCTCTATTTGATTCCAACATCATTACAACTTCAATTGAAAGTCCCTCATTATCTTTGTAGTTGAGTATGGTAAAATCTGTATCAGGTTGTCCAATCACTTCTGTATGTGCCCAAAACTTTGATGAGGGGTTGTAGTCAAGGTAAATATCTTGTGATGTACGAATTGCTAACTGAAGGTATGCTTCATAGTTAATTGAATTGGCTTCATTGATATAAAGGATCTGTCTTCTTCCACCTCGCAACTTCTCTTCTGAGTCAGCTGAGAAGAACTCAATGTACGATCCATTGGTAAATTCGTATCGTAGTAATGTTTTGTTGTAGTTTTGGGGTATGAACCTACCTGTCTCTTTCATAATCTTTAGAAAGTCCTTAACGCAACCTCTACGGAGATGCGGTATTGATTCTGATACTACGGATACTTCTAAGTTAGGGGTCTTGATACAACGATCAATAAGTAAGATTAGTATTGCTATTGTCTTACCTGCTGATGATCCCCCCTGAATGACTTTAATTCTATTCTTGAGAGATCGTATCTTCTTTAAGGCTGTTGTCTGTTTGTAACTCATTTTTTATTATCTCGTAAACTTTTCTTGTCTCTTCTTCAGCCCAAGTAATAATCTCCTCTTCCTTGTGTAAGTTATAGTTATGTAGGAAAAACGAATGATGCATTAGTTCGTGGTTGATTAAAAGAATTGTTGATAACTCATCAGTACATCTTAATAAGTTAATAAACACATATCTTTTATCTATTGAACCTGGTACTAAATTAGACATCCCCGCAATATAACTATCTTCAGCTGTATTCTCCCTAAAGATACAATCGTGATAATCTAATCCGTGAAGTTTAGCAACTTCATAGTATTCAAATAAACTACAACAATCGTAGCTTAATAATAATTCGTAGGTATCAAATTTAATTCTCGTCATCGGGTAATAGGGGTTGTTCTGTTATTGAAATCTCTTGTCTTGTTGGGGCATCAAATCCACTCATCTTTGAAATAAGTTCAATGGCTTTCATAGCCGTTTGATCTCTTATTCCTTTATTGTTATTTTTTATATCAACCAAATCATTTAGGAGTTCTTCTTTGGTTATTTGTAGTCGCTCTGCCGTCTTTTCTCCCTCTATTTGCAGGTATTCTTTTACATTAACATTATCTAGCAACCTAACACCACTTGCTCCTGCTACTTTATCTGATACTTTGTACACAGATTTGTAGGCTTGAAGGGCGTTCATACCATTACTCAAATACTCATCACAGAATGCTTTATGTTTCGCCGATAAACTCATTATGACTTATTTGTTTTTTTCTTTCTACATTTAGTACAACCAACCTTTTCAGCTTCAACCTCATCTACCACCAATTCAGGTAGTTCTGGCATCTCAAATATTGTTTCTTCAACTACCATAGGAATGTTCTCAATTATCTCTTGAGCTGATAACCAGTTTAGAATTACTTTCTGTCCATGCTTTAACTGTTGAGCACAACGAAGACAAACAGAATATCGAGGATTTATGTTTTCCCTGATTACTGCTTGTAATTCTTCAGCATCTTGTGTGTTGAATCTTTGTTTGGTTGCTAATGTGTGGAGTTTGTTATGTAACGCTTGTGTAATCATTTGTCGTGTTTTAATTAAATATAACAAATAATTCTGCGTTTTCAAGAAAAGGGAGGGGTGAGTTATTGGTACGACAACAACAAGACTAAACTACATCCCCTCCCTGTATGCCCATATGACTTAAATATAATTAAATCTCTTTGTCGAATAAATAGTTTGGAGGATCAAAGAATGAGAGCTCAAACTTATCACCTCCTTACTATTATGGTTTTTTACCAAAGATAATTTGATCTATCTTTTCAAAACGCTCTGTTAATGCTTTGGAGTATCCATTCTCCACAAAGTCATTTAGAACTGTTGTGATCTGTACTATCTCTACCATAGTTAAACATTTATCACAAGAGTTCATATACTCTATTACCAATTTAAGATTTGATTGTGTTGCAATTTGTTGTCCTGTTGTTTGTGCCATTTTGTTGTTTTTATTTTTAGTTACTAATTAAATGATATTCTAATAAAGAACGATACTCTTTCTCCATAATAGAAGTTTCGTATTGTTCCAAAGCCTTGAAGTGTTCTGCTGCTGCCAGTTCTTCAGCTCTTTGTTTTTCTTCTTCTTGTTGTATGAACTCACACCACATACGATATTCGTATTCTTGTTTGAGTTGTTGATGATACAACGCATCTTCCATAAAGTTGTCCGTTAAATTACACATAATTTCTTGTTGTTAGTTATACAACAAAGATAGTGATTTACTTTGATTGAATCAAACTGGATTTGATATTTTTTATCAATTCATCTTTAACTTTTTTGATCTCGTGCCAGGATAAACAATGACTGATGTCTTGTTCCTTTGCTATCTGTCTATGGGTCTTACCCTCCACAAAGTATTGTGTCCACAGAATGTCTTGGAAGTGTGTTTTCTTGATTTTAATGTAGTTTCTATCTATGAGTAGATACTTTTCCTCTTTCTCTTTTTTTAATTCAATGTCGGTCAAATCTTCAAGGTCTATGTTGTCTATAAACATATTGTCTTTGATTCTTACATTCTTATGAAATGGACTGGTGTTGGAGGCTATATTGTTCTTTGCTGCTCTAATGAAGTAGTATAGGAAATAATTTGCTTTGATCACCTCGTTAACTTTTGTTTCATTCTCTAAGAATGATATTGCTAGTTCTGATATTAACTCTGGTTTCAAGTGTAGGTTGGGAGTTAATAGATTATCCATTACCTCATCATAAATCGAACCCTTAGTGGCTATTTCCTCAAGGATTTGTCTGATATTCATCAAAGAAGTATTTTATTTCTTTATAGAGTTTTTTGGTCTCAAGACCTAATTGGATGTTCATATCAAACAAGAGTATGTAAAGGAAGAGAACATTCAGGAGATCGTCTGTTTCACGGTCTAATTCCTTTTCTATTACCTCTTCCATTTCTCTGATCTTAAACCCCAACTCATCAAGGTCTTCAATCTCTTCAATACAAGTAAGAATGTAGGCAATTATTGTCTTTCTCATTTATCCTTTATTAATAAATATATGGTAATTGAGCAAAATTTACATCATAGCAAAAATCTATATATATTTTTTTTTATAGATTTTTTCTATCCCATTTGATTTTTACAAATAATTGAAGTATTTATTAGATATCGGCTGGCACCGAAGATATTTTTAATAAATTACCCTCGTTGAAATGTTAGGATGCCAGCCCCTACATATTGACGGGGGTTTTTTAATTTACACAATTATGACTTACAAATTTTATGGTAAAGAAGGTATTGCAATGGAAATCATACCAGATTACGAAACGAATGGTTTAATCCTTTTTGTTGAAGGAGAGCATGAACAAAGCACAATTACTTTAACTGATTGGGATACTGACGAACTAATTGAAGTGTTAGACACATTTAAGAAAAGACAAATAACTTTGTAATTATGGCAAAAGATAAAAATTCATTTTTAATTTATTGTGATATTATTCATACAGTTGAAAAATTAACTGATGAACAAGCTGGTAAATTATTCAAACATCTATTGAAGTATGTTAATGATCTAAATCCAACTCCTGAAGATGTCGTTACTGAAATTGCTTTTGAACCAATCAAACAATCTCTTAAACGAGATCTATTGAAGTATGAAAAGACCAGTGCTAAAAATGCTGAAAATGGTAGAAAGGGAGCTGAAAAAAGATGGAATAAAAATAACGAATTATCCCAACCTATAGCGACTATAGCGAACGCTAGCCAACCTATGGCGAAAATGGCCGATAGTGATAGTGATAGTGATAGTGATAGTGAATTATTATCTAAAGATAATAATGATAAGAATGGGGGATGGGAAAAAGTCATTGGACTTTTCCCTCCCACCAAACATAATGGAGTGATTGAAGCTGCAATGGTTTGGAATAGTTTAGAACAGAAACAAAAACAATCTGTGATGAGACATCTAAACCCTTACATCAAAAATACTGAGCAAAGATTTATGAAACAGATTGGTAATTACTTCAACGAACGAATGTGGGAAAATATGAAAGCAAAACCAGCTTCAAATAAAATGAAAATGTTAGATTACAATTTTGTTGAATGGATAAAAGAAGAATATGAGTTTAAACGATATGATGAGGCTAGAACATTTCTTGCTCATTTACAAGTTGAGGAACCAGAATCCTTCAAAGATTTAGAAGATGAATATAAACAAAATAAAATAAATTAAGATGATTAAAATTACAAAAAACAAGTATGAAGTGTTTGTAGAACTTCCAATTCAAACTATAACCTTTGATAGAACCCAATTTGATTTGATTTC